ATAGGTTGTTATGTGCCTGGGACTAGCGGGTCAACCTTGATAAAAAATGTTAACGGCACTTACGGGTACACCGTTGTTGGCTCGAATGTTGAAATTGAACCTGGATATAGACAGCGTGTGATTGGGTTTGTCCGAAATGACAACGGCGCGTTTGCTGCTGGGTTACTCAACGATGCGGTAAACTTGACTGGTGACGGAACAAATTATTCGTTTAATTCGCTGGCATGGAACCAAGAATACGATCTTGCGTCAGCGTTTAATGCAGCCACAGGCGTATTTACCGCACCTTTGTTTGGCTACTATGAGTTCAAAGTTCAATTAGCCTTAGACAATCTTGCGGTGGGTCACACAGAGGGCTTGCTGTCTTTGGTGGTCGGCGGAACAACCTATCAATTAAACCTTGGTAACTATGGGGCCATGCGAACTTCATCAAACAACTTGACTCAGCAAGGAACTGTTACTGTGTACATGGTGCCCAACGACACCGCGTACATTCAATTAAGAATTTCTAACTCCACGAAATCAGTGGGTGTTCTTTCAGGCAATGCCACTGCCGGATCAAGCTGGCGCACTCGGTTTGAAGGCCGAATGATTTAATTGGAGTAGAAAAATGGCAGATAAAAAAATCTCAGCGTTAACCGCAGCTACAACACCACTTGCAGGCACAGAAGTCTTGCCGATTGTGCAGGGTGGATCAACTGTAAAGGTTAGTATAGACAACGTGACCGCTGGCCGCACAGTTTCAATGTCTAAATTGGAAGCTGGTTTGGCCACTCTCGGCACTACTGTCGCGCTTTCTGGACATCAGTTGACCGCTGAAGGCAATGGCGCGTATCTTGGTATAAATTGTACACCCGCTGCTGGATTTACGCTTGTTCGTGGGTACAACTCAAGTGTTCAGAGATGGGCAGTTGGCCAGCAATCGGGCGGCGACTTTGACTATCTGGAGCTTATTTATGGCTCAACTAGGGGTGCGTTGTTAGATGCCAACGGACTTACGGTGTCAAACAACAACCTCATAATCGGCACTGCTGGCAAAGGCATCGACTTCAGCGCAAACACGCACGCTGCTGGCATGACCAGCGAATTGCTGAACTGGTATGAAGAAGGTGTTTTTACACCAAACCAAGGTGGCGGACTAGTTGTCGTAGGTGCGTTTTCTTCATCTGGACGATACGTCAGATACGGAAACATGATAACTGTTCAAGTTTTTCTTCAAGGAGCAACCAGCATTGCGTGGGCTTCGGGGGCTGCGGTACTATTTACAAACCTTCCATTTACCGCAAAAACTGGTTTTGAATGTACTGGCAGTGGACATAACTCAAACTACACGACCAGCTTTTCGGTTATCACCGCCGGCACAAACACAGTTTTTTCAGTGGAAGCGCAAGGCGCTGTTGCAAATGTTAGCATAACGCTAACATATTTTGTGTAAGGATTTTTCATGACGCTGACTAAAGCTACTTACTCAATGATTAACGGCGCTGTTGTCAATGTGCTTGACTTCGGCGCGGTTGGCGATGGAACAGCCAATGACACAGCGGCTATTCAGGCAGCTATTGACTCGCTTTCTGTCACTTCATCGGCTACGAGTAATGGTAGCGGAACGGTATATTTTCCTGCTGGCAACTACCGTATCACAGACACAATTCGTATTGGGTATGGCATTACTCTTTTAGGCGATGGTGCTGGTGGCTATCCCTTTGTGGGCGCTAACGCACATATCAGCAGAATTACCGCTGACTTTGGCGCAAGCAACAGCAAATGGGCTATAGACAGCGCAACGTACATAACATCTACTGGCCTGCCAGTAGCGTACAATGCTTTTGTAGATGCTGCGATTGATACAACCTACAACAGCTTGCATAACGTAGCTATTAAAGGCTTGTACATATTTGACGCAAACGCAAGTTTGCAGACCAACGTAGTCTACGGGGCTATCCGTTTGATCGGTTGCCCTAACGCTATAATTTCTGACGTTAGCATTTTAGGATTTGGCGTTGGCGTCCAACTTAACACTTGTTTCGGCACGACCATCAGCAACATCACATCGCTGACAAACTATTATGGTTTGATGGCGTATAATGCGAACAACAACATTTCGGTTCAAGGTCAGTTCGATAAGATTATTGACCCAAGTGATTTGACGATTCCAGTAGGTAACATCCCATCATGGATGCCTACTGGGGCCAGTTTTACAACCGATTTTTATATGGACTCGTCTCACAACGCATCTACAAAAGGCGTGACGATTGCTGCGGCTGCGGCAGTTGGCTCAAACTCTGCTACGATCAATGTCATTGGGCAATATTGGCAGGATACTGCGTTTCTGTTTAACAGCTATGCTAACACATTTGTAAGCCTGTACGCTGAAAACAATAGGTGCGAAAATGTTTTGTCTTCAGCCCAATCCTCTTGGTCTGTTCTGAATATGCAGAACTTTACGTCTTCGGCATCATATGTCGTTGACGCTGGTTTGCAATCTGTCGGTTATATTAACATCGGCGGCAACAATCTTTCTGCGGACTTTTTCAACAACCTGTGGGGCAGTCTTTCTTCGGCTGATCCTTCGTATGTGCTTGTTGAAAATAAATCCAATACTCTGACTGCCTTTGCTATCCCAGACCATCCCCGCTTGCGGCGCGTTGCTGGTCAAGGCAGAGATACAGTTACGCCAACCGTTGCATCCAGCGCGGGTACAATTACATCGGTTACTAACGGCGAAGCTAGTTGGGTCAAAAACGGCAATCAGATAACAGTGTATTTCACGTTTACTGTGGCTGATAATGGTACTGGCTCCGCAACAATCACTGTCGAAGATGTTATGCCCTTCCCTTGTTCCAGCACAATAGGCGCAAGCGGAACCGCTGTAAGCAGCACCGCTGGAATGTGCCTTGTTACGGCTGCGCCTACATTCAGCACTTTCGTAATTAGAAAATACGACAGCACATATCCTGCGGTTACTGGATCGGTGATTTATGGTTCATTTACCTACTACGCAAGTTCAACGATATAGTGCCTAACAAGATTGCCAGACTGCATCAAATGAGTGAGACAAAATGAACACGATTGACAAAACACAGGCTCAACTCAACACTCATGAAGAAGTCTGTGCATTTAGATACGAAAGCATCTGCGCCAGGATGAAGCGCCTAGAAAGTATTGGCATCACTGCTTGTGGCACAATCATTATGTTGTTAATTGGCATTTTGTTAAGCATCTTACTCAAAGGTACTCCATGAGTATAATTCTTGGTCAACGTAGCCTTTCACGGCTTGAGGGTGTCCACCCTGATCTAGTGCGCGTTGTAAAGAAGGCTGCGACAATATCTGACTTGGACTTTACTGTGCTTGAGGGTCTCCGCACTCTTGAACGGCAACGTAAATTGGTTGCAGAGGGCGCATCAAGGACAATGAAGTCTCGCCACCTTACTGGACACGCTGTTGACCTAGCGCCGCTGATTGACGGGAAAGTGTCATGGGACTGGCCTATTTACCATAGACTAGCTGAAGTTATGCGGGAAGCATCTTTAGCCGAAAAGATTCCAATCCGTTGGGGCGGAACTTGGAAATTGCTGTCCGCCATAAATGGGCCTATAACTGCTAAAATTCTTAGTCGGTCGTTTCCTGATGGGCCACATTTTGAGATCGACCCGAAGAAGTATCCTCACAAATGAGACCAGTTGATACCTCTGTTTATAAGCCTGACCATAGCGGCACTCACAGGATAGCTTTCAGCTACTTCTTTCGCAGGTCTGGTGTCTTTTCGTATTGCAAGAACCTGCTTGTCGGTAAGTTTTGCCATGCCATGTGCTTCACCCAATGGGTGAATACCCATACGAATGTTGTCCGCAATATTCTGTTTGCGCGTTCCCCAGTAAAGGTTATCGGCGCAGTTATTGCTTTTATTGCCATCACGATGACACACTTCGTGCTTAGGTGGACATGGGCCACTAAATACCAAAGTCACCAAGCGATGAACATACGCATTCCGTTTGCGCCCTTCTTTGCCAAGCTTAACCGTATGGTATCCAGTAGGGCGAATATAGGGCAGGATTACTTTCTCTGGCGTGACCCGCTGACTGTTGCCAAAAGACACTATTCGTGAGAGACTTCGAATCTGCCCTTTATCAGAGACTTCGTAAAGCCCTTCGTATTCTGGTATAGGTTTCCAAGTTTCCATGTGCGGTAGTTACCATATGAGGCCCATCGAGTAAAGGAAAAATGACATGAATAAAGATCAATTGTTTGGAATCGTTCGTACACTTGCTGCTGCTGGCTTTGGCTATCTTGCTGGTAAAGGTCTGATTGATGGCGCAACGGCTGAAGCATTGGCTGGCGCGGTTGCCACTATCGGCGTTGCTGTATGGTCTGTGATAAGCAAAAAAACTGTAGTTGAATCCGCAGAGTAATGAAGTTTCTGACGCTCTTGCTGGGCATTCTGGACAAGCTGTTGGGTGCTTGGGCGGAAAGCCGTTGGAAGCAGCAAGGGCGTCAGGAAACTATCAAGGAAACGAACGATGCCATCAATGAGCAAATCGCACTTGGTGAAGCTGCCATCATTACTCCTGATCCTGAGCGCACTGAGCGGCTGCGCGACCGTTTCGACCGTTCCCGTAAATAGCTACTGCGCTATTGCAAAACCTATCACCTATGACGCAAAGCAAGACACGCCTGAAACGGTAGCAGAAGTCGAGCTCCATAATAGCGTATTTATTTGCTTATGCGAGGCTGATTGTCCGAAAGGCAAGTAAATGGCTTTCCCATTAAAAATAGATGAAGCGTTGTTTCAATATGCAACGCCCCGCCAGCGCGAGGTGCTTGAAGCAGTTAATCTACATGGAAGCGCCAAAGCCGCCTCTATTGCATTAGGTATCAATGTGGGCGCAGCAAGTGACGCCTATGTTGCAGTGAAAAAGAAAGCGGAGTTGCGGGGATACTCTCCTAGTCATAATTTCACGCGACCCGTGCCAGAAGGTTATGTCACAAAAGGCGTATCGACCTATTATAATGCTGAAGGCAAACCATCTGGTCAATGGGTAAAGGCATCATTGACGCATGAGGCGCTCATAGAAGCCCTGAGAGAGACAGTTGATGGATTTAAGGATCAAATAGACCCAGCAAGCGTTATCGTTGCTCCTGAGGCTTCTGACGAGCTTCTATGCAACCTTTATACGTTTACGGATTACCATTTAGGTATGCTGGCGTGGCATCAAGAGGGTGGAAGCGATTGGAATGTATCGCTGGCAGAAAAAACTATTCTTGCTGCACTTGCTCAGATGATCAATCAAAGCCCCCAGGCGCACACGGCAGTATTAAATATTCAGGGAGACTTTCTGCATACGGATGGCAAGACACCTGTAACGCCAGCAAGCAAACACGTTCTGGATGCTGATAGCCGATTCCCAAAGATTCGCAGGGCAGCAATCCGCATCATTCGATCACTGGTAGCTATATCTTTGCAGCGCCATCAGGAAGTGTATCTGATTATAGCAGAAGGCAATCACGACGAAGAAAGCAGCGGCTGGCTATCTGATTTGTTTGCTGTGCATTACGAGGAAGAACCTCGCGTCACTGTCAGCGATAGCGTTCTACCATTCTATGTGTTTGAATGGGGCAACACCATGCTAGGCGTTCATCATGGGCATAAGGTCAAGAATGAATCCCTACCGCTCTTGTTTGCGGCACAGTTTCCCCAGCAATGGGGCAGAACCACCCGCAGAGAGATACACTGCGGTCACAGACACCACAGGGACGAGAAAGAGTATAATGGGGTAACAGTCGTTCAGCATCCAACCTTGGCAGCGCGTGATGCTTATGCGGCGCGTGGAGGCTGGATTGCTGATCGAGCAGCCTGGGCAATAACGTACCATAAAAAATACGGAGCCGTAGGGCGGGTGATGATTACCACTGAGATGCTCGAGGTAGCTTAATGTTGTTTGAAGTGCATATCCCGTAAACCCAAGCTGTGCGCCTGTTTGCGAAATATTCTTGTTAGAAAATCGACATGATTGATAATTGACGGTTTATAAATCAATCTTCACCAATATAATAAAGCAACCATTTTAGCGCCTTAACGTCTTTCTTATACGTTTTGGCATCTTCTGGGTGAACGTAAAGTGAGGCTGCGTTGTGCTGCACTGACTCCAGTGTTTCCTTCAACCATGCGCGGACTATGCCGTCCAACTGGTTTGGGTCTACTTCAATCATCATTTGCTTTGCTCCTTATCTCCAGCCCACGAGCTTCTAGTGCGGCGCGAAAGTCTTCTGCATCTGGCATAAACCCGCCAAAATCTTTCAGCACCTCTACCAGCGGGTCAGGCTTGGTCGCAGGGATGATGCCCTGCATGACTGAGCGTGTGCAGCCATCGTAATAGCCTTGGTCATAACCATACTGGCGGTGATGGGCGAACGCTTGTGCAATAGCCTCTTGGTCATCAATAATTGTATTCACCCAAAGAATACTTTCCATTGCATATCTATCCGCTTGCGTCACTGCGCTGTCTTTATCATCGGTCATTTGCCTATCCCAATCTAGTTATAAACGTCAGTCCCTTGACCACATCTGTGCGGCACTTAAACGCCTTGCCATTGCGAATACCATACTGGCTAACGTTACGGCTGGTGCGCTTGGCACAACCCCTTTCCGTTGCTGGCATAGTCTCTACATCACCGATAACCATTCTTCCCATTGGATACGTCATTGGGCGACTCATTTATTTGATTCCTTTTCTCGCTCTGCGCGTCTTTCCGCAAATGTCTTTCCGTCTAATCCTCTAAGTGGCCATGCGCTCTCAGAAGATACGCGATACGTCTTGCCTAAAGGCGCTGCTTGTGCTGGTTTAATCATCTGCCAATACCTCTGGTGCTGGCTGCAAGCCTTCCATAAACTTTGCCCAGATCGCTAAAGCGCCTATTATGAATGGGCCATCATCCTGCTCACCATCTCTGATTTGGCGGATAAATTCTGGGTTGCCGTGCATCATTTGAACATGATCCGCGACGATGTTTCTAAGTTCGATCAATGTCATCTTAAAATGTCCTCTCCGTTGCAAACATAATAACAACCAAAACCAACCATATTGCGGTCAGCCAAAATTGAACTGGTGATATTTTCTTCATGTCAAACTCCCCTTGACGTTAGATAATCAAAGCGTCCGCCATCATAATCATCTGGCTCGTCCGTGCTATGCAGTTTAAATTCTTCCAGCGTTCCCATTGGATCGCAATCAAAGTCGGTAATGACCTCAAGTAGCTCCATGTGCAGATGTTCTGCAATTTCTGGGCGGGTGCTGATATATTGGCCGTGGCCGCTTTTAAGCTTTAATTGCTCAAGCCAATCCTTGTGGATGGCATTGATAGCTGTCAGCGCGTCAATTGCAGCTTGGGCTAGTTCGTTGATGCTTTGTGTCATGCTACTCTCCGTATTGGCGGGGCAAGGCCCCTTGGTTGATGCCCTCTTATAAAAAGCCATTTATTATATGTAAACAACTTTTTTCATCTAACATAAAAATAATGGCGGGAAGCGCATTGCCACCCGCCATTTTGTTAGCGCCAGGTATGTTGCAGAAGCGCAAATTGCCAGCCGTATTTCTTAGCTATGCCGACAAAGGATTCGCGTGTTAGCTTATGGTGACCAGTTGCAAGCTGGGCCTTCAGAAGCTTTCGACTGCTTTCGGCAATCTCTGTGTCGATCCTTGCGCTCTTAGCCTCGAGATAATCAGAAGGTGGAGGAATGTTTCTGGATCGCATTGGCAGTTCGTTGCGAGTTTTAATAGACATGGCTGCATCCTCAAAATGGAACGTCTGAATCCAGATCATCATCGTATGAAGTATGCTGATTCTGGCTAGGCGCACTGGATTGCGTGTTGCTTGCACCAGCTTCAGATCGTGGAGCAGTGTCGATGCTACCGACCCGCACATTATACTGTGGCTTGCCTTCGTATTCGTCATGCGTCAGGTCGCCAATGATAAACACTTTGGTTCCCTTCTTTAGACTGCCAGAGAATGATTCCGCCGCTTTTCCCCACAAGCTGCACCGATACCAAACGCTGCCAGCATCTTTGCCAAATCCGTTCTTAACGGCTACGTTAAAGCTCAAAACCTTGCTGTCACGAGTGTCGCGTAACTCAGCATCCTTGCCTACGTTTCCTGATATTATAACTTGCTGTGTCATGGCTTAACCTCCCAATGCGTTCATGTATGTTTCAAGCAGGACTTCGTATTCTGCTCGTTCGTTCTTTTCCATCTTGCGAAGGCGGATCACAGCGCGAAGGATTTTAACATCGTATCCGTGTCCCTTTGCCTCGCTGTAAATCTCTCTAATGCTGTCGGAGATAGTTTTCTTTTCTTCCTCCTGGCGTTCAATGCGCTCAATTAGCAAACGCAGCATATCATCATTCATATCACTCATATTCTTCACTCCATTTTATATCGTGTTTGCTTCCATAAAAATACATATATTCAATTAAATCAGCCATTTGTGTTTTGCTTAGGTTCGATGACCTAAAGCCGATTGGGAATGGCTTATTGTCCAGGCCGTTTTCAAACTGCACCTCATGCCCACAAGCAGCCATAAAGATTGCTTTCCATACCTCTGGAACATGAGTGCGGCCCTCTGGCTTCTGTCTGCTAACGTCTGAGATCATGGCCCACATTTTATTGTTCTGATGCAGTGACCTTTGTTCAGGCGATATTTTGACCACCGCATTGATTGGCGCTTTGTCAATTAACTGGTGCGCCAACCTTCTTTGATGCTCACCACGAAGCCAAACAGTTTGCGTCATTGGCTTTGAGCCTCTTTAATCTCACGCGCCTTTGGGCTGGCTTTGCAGAATGCTTCTATCAGGGCCTCTACGTCGATGCCCTTCCAGAACGTCTGCTCACCAACTGTATGCTGCTGGCCGTGATGTTCGCGGCATAATGGGACTACTCGCCAATCATCTGGCTTTTGTCCCATCCCTGCACCGCTACCATTACGAACGTGAGCGCATTCGATTGGCATCTGCTGGCAACCATCTATTGAGCAATGGAATGATCGAATGAAGTTCAAGTGCCCCTGGGAGCGCCAGCGCGATGAACGCTTAGGCTTCTTGGCAATGCGGTTAGGCAGCATCTTCAAGCACCAAGCTATATTCAGCGATGTAAGATGATTCACCCCAGCGATTTACAACCTCAACCTTTTTGGTTTTAATCTTATGCCCAGCCTTACGCAGATCATTAATCCTCGATGCCAAGCGATAAACCCCTAGCTCATGCAGTGCTACCATTGGACGGATTGGCCCGACTGCTAACAGATGATCGTATATTCTTTCGTTCTGTGTCATTTTGATTCTCCCAACTCTAATAACGCTTTTACGTCTACGTCAACTTCCACAAGGAATGCAGCAACCTCTGATTCTAGAATTGCAAGCATATCATTGTCACGTTCAATCCGCTGGATGTAGAGCGATAGATTGTCTGGCATCCGTGGATCAAAGCTCACAAAATCGCACCACTGCCTATCAGCGCAAGCCATCTGCCATTGCATTTGGAGTATATATTTGTGTGCAATTTGATTGTTTTTGAGCACTTCTATGTGTGTGCTACTGTTTGGGCATTTAATCTCTATGCACCCATCATCCCCTACAAGCCCATCTGGGCTGGCGTGGGAGCCTATAATGGTGGGATGCTTATACAGCCCTACCTCAAGCACTTCATTGCCTGTAACGAAGCTGTAGGCAGTTCTGGCTTCTTCTTCTTTCTCCACTCCCCAGATCATAGCGGCGCTGCTAAAGCTTTCTTCCTGCCGACCCGTAAGCCGTTCGATTACAAGCTTCGCCTGTAAGTTAGCGCGAGATGCTCCCCAGCCAGATTTGGTCTTAGCTAGTGCGTCTGCAAGTTGGGAAGCGCCAAGGCTTCCACAACGTGCTGCAAACCATTCTGGGCTGCGTTGGATAATAGCTGCGTCTGTCATGCTGCTTTCCCCAACTTCTTTACCAATGCAGTATGAACCACATTGAATTGGCTTTCAGGGACTGATTCAAGAGCGTCAATTTTGTAATGCTTGCAGAGCACATCTACATCTGTTTTGGTCTTTTCTACCAAAGATTGCAATGAATCAAACTGCGCTTTGCTAATGTAGCGAATGCTTGGCGTGTCTTTATTCTTTCCCGTGGTAGCATCCAGTGCGTCATGCTCGACAATGCAAAGGGCTGCTGTCCAGAGGTAGCGGGTTGAGTAAGTCTCACATGCGCCAATGTTCTGAATCTCATGGCAACCTTTAAGATTGGCTGAACCCATTGGGCTGTGAATGATAACCTGTGAACCATCTTCTACATCAACGATATGCATTGACGCTGTGCTTTCGGAAAAGCTAATAACCGCGCAAAGCCCAACATCATTAAAGATTCGCAGGGCTGGGACAAGAAAATCGGAAAGCTCAAAGTATTTATATCCAGCAAAAGTATTCTGCCCAGACTTCTTTAGCGGTAAAGCATGAAACGCTAATCGCGCCTCGTTTAGTTTTTTATGAATCGGCATTCTATTTCTCCTTATGCAAAACGTGGATATTTAAAGCGGATCGGTTCTGCTGACCAATTCCGAATCGTCATAACGTCACCTATAAGCTCGGCTAGGTGTTCACCATAGTTTGCGTGGCAAGCGCCAGCATTGATTGCCATCTCAACAAAGTCGCATGGCAAGCATTCAAATGTGTCGGTCATGGTGTGACCACAAACTGTGCATTTTTCTTTCGGCATGGTTGCTTCCTTTTTATTTTGTAAATACCTTGTAAACATCATGAACGGGAATTAAAAGCGTTTTTTATCGCAAAACGAAAGAAAAGTTAAATGGACTATACCGCACACGCAATTGCAGAGCTTTACGCTGTGGCAAAGCATCACAATATCAAGGCTTATGAGATTGCCAACGAAGCTGGCATCACTCGCGTCACGCTATCTAACTGGAAGAACAAACGCAGCGAACCAATGCTGGGCGCATACCTGGCAGCGTTTCATGCACTCGAGCGCATAATTGCAGCCAGGGCAGTCGATTGATCATGAAGCGATTCGGTAAATACCGCGCTGTCAAGGCGCAGTGCAATGCTGGTCACACGCATGATAGCAAGCGTGAAGCCCTGTGTTGCAATGAGCTTCACATATTGCAAGCGGCTGGTGAGATAAGTGATCTGACGATCCACCCGACATATTATTTCGTCATCAATGGCAAGCAGCTAAAGCATCCTAATGGTAGGCGCGTTGCTTATAAATCTGACTTTGAATATGTTGAAAACGGTATGTTAGTGACCCACGAAGTTAAGGGAGTCGTTGTCAGAGATTGGCCCCTGCGCCGCGCTGTCTTTAAGGCTCTGTTCCCGAATCACGATCTACGGGAGACCAAATAAAAATGGGTGACCGAAGCCACCCAAGGTTGTTTTGGCAAGGAGCACCAAGCGGCGGATAATACGGAAAAACTGTGCGCTGGTCAATGATGTATAAATTCGCTTTTATAAATCACGGAATGCGGTTATATAAGAGCGAGCGGGGAATGCTGAAAAAGCAAAAGCACTCGACCCGCTCTAACAACGCCTAACACAGGAAGGCATCGCTATGTTGTGTAATACACGCCACAGAACCATCACGCAAGACTTTGCGTCATGAGTATCAAATTAATGACAGCAGTATGGGATAGGGAAGACCTATCATCTACGCAAAAGCTTGTCCTTCTGTCTTTGGCAGATTGGGCAAACGATGAAGGTTTGTGCTGGCCTTCAATTGAGCGAGTAGCTAAAAAATCATCATTAAAAAAACGGGCTGTTCAACTGGCAATTAGATCGCTGGAAGAAATGCAGTTTATTCGCCGTGAAGAAGTGATCGGCAAGGGCAATAGGTATTGGATTCAGATACCCATGCAGCAAATGCACCCGTGCACTAAAGACATACCACCCGTGCACCAGATGCATGAGACCCCTGCACCAGATGCACCCAATACATTAAAGATACATCAATTAACCACCAAGTATATAATAGAGGGGTATCCAGTTTGGTTGCCGATTGATTCTTGGAAGGGTTGGGTGGAGATGCGAAAGCAACGCAAGCGCCCATTAACCGATAGAGCAAAAGCACGGGCGTTCACCAAGCTGGAAGCCCTGCACTTGGCAGGACACGACATAAACGAATTGCTAGATCGTTCGACAATCAACGGCTGGCTGGATATATACGAACCGAAAGGCGCGACCAATGCAGGAAATAGCAAACACGCAGCAGAGCCAACCAACCCAATGGTCAGAGCAGTCATTGCCAGCCAAGCTAGACGAGCTGCTGATGGGGAGCGACCTACCGACGATTGGGCCTAAGTCGGCTGAGACCCTTCAACAGTTTGTTGATGCCGCTAGACCACCAATGCCCGAGCGCGAACAGGTGGAGGTCATGATCGCCAAGCTATCATTAGCCACTGCCAGCCAGAAGCGCAGTCAGGAAGAAGAAGCAGAGCGCCTGGAGCTATATTGGCTGACGTTGCGAATTTATCCCTTGGTCGATCTTCGAAGTGCGTTTCTAAAGCTACTGCGAACGTGCAAGTTTATGCCAACACCAGCGGAGATAGATTCGGTTGTTCAGAATGAAGGCTATGATCGCAGACGCAAGATCAATCGCGCCAAGCATCTCTTGATGATCCACTATCGTGATTATGAGCCGCCCCAAGAATATGTCACAGCCCTAGAGCTTGAAGATTTAAGAAGGAATCTGGAAATTGGCACAGCCCACAAATAGCGCAGCTACCAGTTTGATGTGCGACCTAGCCAAGTATCAGTCAGGAAGTATATCACTGAATGATATACGCCAGAACTGGGCAAATGGTAAGTATGCTGAAGCGCCAAGAGAATGGGCTATTGCTGCGATTGAAGAAGCGAAGAAGCAGAAATCATAATTAATTGAACAATACGCTTTACACAGAAATCTGTTGAGCGTATGAAAATACATCAGCTAGGGGATGCTTCCCGCCAACATGGAGACTGAAATGACACCTAGAGGCCGTAACTTTGCAGAGATAGATGCTATTGCAGAGATGTATGATTACACTCTTGCTGATATTTTAGGCAAACAAAAAAATAGGACATTGGTTAAGGTAAGGCGCAAGTGCGTGGTTATGCTGCGAGACAAAGGCTATTCTACCACAGAGATTGGCCGCATCATGCAGCGCGACCACAGCACCATATGCCATGCGTTAAATATGTATGTAGTGAAAGGCGAGGGCGATGACTGAGCAATCTAATCCATATTTCATTGCTGGCCCCGCACTTATATCGTTCAGCGGCGGCAGAACGTCTGGCTATATGCTGAAACAAATAATTGATGCACACGGCGGAATATTGCCTAATGACGTTTATGTTGTTTTTGCAAACACGGGAAAGGAGCGGGAAGAAACGCTTCGTTTTGTTCATGAGTGTGGAACTCGTTGGGGCATATATATTCATTGGGTAGAGTGGGCGGAATCTCCTAAAAGACGGAAAGCTGGCGAGCTAAAGCTTGACCCAATATCTGACGCACAACGCCGCTTCAGTTTTGTAGGATATAACAGCGCCAGCCGTAATGGGGAGCCGTTTGCAAAACTAATAGAGCGAAAGCGTTTCCTGCCAACAACCACAATGCGATATTGCACTTCAACCCTTAAAGTTGAAACACTAAAGTGGTTTATGATTGCCCAAGGTCATGAAACTTGGTTAAATGTTATTGGCCTTCGTGGTGATGAAATGCACCGCGTTTTCAAACAAATTGAGCGCAATGAACAGGCAAAGGAACGTTGGCAATCTGTAATGCCAATGGCAAAAAATGGCTCTGGAGCAAATGGCAGAATGGTAAGGGAGCAGGATGTTTTAGATTTTTGGAAGCAACAGCCTTTTGATTTGGGTTTAAAAAGCTATGAAGGTAATTGCGACCTATGCTTTCTAAAAAGCAGAGGCAAACTGTTGAAATTAATTAGAGACAATCCAACCAGTGCAGAGTAGTGGTCGGAGCAAGAAAAAATACGGTCGCAACGCAACGGCGGAAATGTATCAAAAAGTTCTGGGCAATTTAGGAGAGATGAAGGTTATAATCAAATTGCAGCAGCTGCTGTAAATAGCATAGAGTTGCCAATGTTTGATGATGGTGAAGAATATGACGCAGAATGCGGATTATGGTGTGGAGAAGCAGCATGACACCAGCGAAGCTTAAACTTGCTAGAGTAGCTATGGGCTACAGTGTAACAGAGATGGCTGACGCTTTACGCCTATCGCCAGACAACGGCGCAACAAGCATACGCAAGATGGAATCTGGCAAGGTGCGTATCAGTGGGCCTATTATGGTTGCAGTCGATGCAATGCTAAAGGGCTATGACCCATTCGGTGATGATTATGACGCAGAATAGGTCTAGTGCTGTAATGCAGCAACGGTCTGAGCCTCACGATAGCTTGGATGACTTTCCAACACCACCTTGGGCAACTAGAGCTTTGTGTGAGTGGTTGCGTGACTTTCATGAAGAACAAATGCACACCATGAACGTAAGGGAACCAGCAGCAAATCGTGGTCATATGGTAAAAGTATTATCTGAATACTTTGCTTATGTTGAAGCATCAGATGTTCACGATTATGGCGTTGGCTATCCTGTTGCTGATTATCTTTGGGGGCAGAATCCAGACGATGCTGATTGGACAATAACAAATCCTCCGTTTCGTTTGGCAGAGCAGTTTATACAACGGGCATTGGCAAGCAGCAGAGGTGGGGTTGCAGTTATTGTCAGAAGTGCTTTTCTTGAAGGTAAAGCACGTTTTGAAAATTTATTTAGTAAAACACCACCGAGGTATGTTCTGCAATTTGTTGAACGTGCGCCAATGTGCAAGGGAAAGATTGACCCGAATGTATCAAGCGCAACTTCTTATAGCTGGCTTGTTTGGTTTCCATATTTAGTTGATGTTGAAACAACTTTGCAATGGATAGCGCCTTGCCGCAAACGCTTAGAGCGTGCATCTGATTATGAGGAAACAACATGATTGATACTGGTGAGGGCTCTAACTGGAAGTCTGCACTTGAGCCAGACAATCGCAGTTTGAAATTTTACACAACAGAAGAACTTAACGCTCCGTTTGTGTTGGAAGCAATTCAACGCTGGCACGGATGCACAATAGGTGAGGCAGTCATTAAGCGCGATGAAGAATTAGCTTGTCGCACAGAGGTGGATGAACATGGATAATCCCAGTAGCTACCAGATCGGCGGAGATCACTACGCATCAAAGGCTGTCCAGCCTTGGCAAGCAATGGCAGCATGGATGACTAAGGAAGCATTTGCTGGATTTTTACATGGCAACTGCATAAAATATCTGGCTCGATATAAAGACAAGAATGGAGTGCAGGACTTACAGAAGTGCCAGCACTATCTTTCAAAGCTTATTGAGTTGGAATCTGGACACAATGAAGAAGATGCTTTAAAAGGTTAGCACCAGACCTTTTATGGAAGCTGAGACACATGGCGTTAACACCTAAACAAGAGCGATTCGCTCACGAAGTTGCATCGGGCAAAAGTCAAGCAGAGGCTTACAGAACAGCCTTTAATGTTAAGCCGACAACTAAACCAGAGACCAGCCAAGCAAATGCTTGTAGGCTAATGGCAGATAGCAATGTTTCAACAAGGGTTGCTGAATTACGAGCAGCAGTTGCTGAACGTGTCACATGGACGCTGGCAGACAGCCTTGATGTGTTGTCTACGATAGCCAAAGGATTAGACGCAGACGCAAAGCCAAGCGACAAGGTAAACGCTGTAAAGGCCATCAACGCAATGATTGGGCTTGACGCTCCATCTAAGCTTAGTGTCACTGGCAGTCTCGTTACACACATCCAGCGCGAAGTGATTGATGACAACGCTGAAGATTAAAACCCCGCGCTGGTTCAAGCCATTCCTAAAGCCTAGTCGCTATAAAGGCGCACATGGTGGTCGTGGATCGGGAAAGAGCCATGCCTTTGCGGAAATGGTAATAGAAGCGCACGTTATGGATCAGCGGCGCAGAACAGTTTGCGTTCGTGAAATACAGAAGTCGCTATCGCAGTCGGTCAAGCGTTTGCTGGAGCTAAAGATTGAGCAGCTTGGCGTTCAGGATTACTTTGAGATTCAGGAAAGCCAGATCAAGTCACGGCATGGCGATGGCCTAATCATCTTCCAGGGGATGCAGAACCACACGGCTGACTCCATCAAGTCGCTAGAAGGTTATGACTGCGCCTGGGTGGAAGAATCGCAGACACTATCGCAACGCTCGCTCGATCTATTGCGTCCGACAATCCGTAAGCCAGACAGTGAGCTATGGTTCACATGGAACCCGCTTAACAGCAGCGACCCGATTGATATGCTCCTGCGTGGCCCAAGCCCACCGCCTGACGCTGTGGTTGCACAGGTAAACTATCGAGACAACCCTTGGTTCCCTGATGTGCTTAAATCAGAAATGGAATACGATAGGGATAGAGACCCTGACAAATACAAGCACGTTTGGCTGGGCAGCTATTCATCTAACAGCGAAGCGCGTGTATTCCGTAACTGGAAGGTTGAGGACTTCGAAACACCAGAGGACGCAACGCATCGCTTTGGTGCTGACTGGGGCTTTGCATCTGACCCGACTGTTCTAATCCGCTGCCATGTTGTTGGCCGCACAATCTATGTCGATCATGAAGCGTATCGTGTAGGCTGTGAGATCATGGACACGCCAGACCTATTCTTCACTGTGCCTGACTCTGAAAAGTGGCCCATCGTTGCTGACAGCGCCAGACCTGAAACGATTAGCCACATGAGAAAGCACGGCTTCCCAAAGATTATGGCGGCAGTCAAAGGGCCTAAGTCTGTAGAGGAAGGCGTTGAATGGTTGAAGTCATATGACATCATTGTCCACCCTCGCTGCCAACACACGATTGACGAATTAACGTGCTATAGTTATAAAACTGACCCCTTGACAGGACAAATCTTGCCAATCCTTGCAGATCGTGATAATCACCTTATAGACGCGCTACGTTATGCGTGCGAGGCCATACGTCGAGCAGTCCCTGCAAAGACTTTCGATGTGCAACCTTTGGCAACTGTGAGTAGGTGGTAAATGGCTCGATTGAATAAAGAACAACGGTTCCAGAACATCCATCAACAGGCGATGACGGAGTTCGACCGTGTTCAAACATCTGTGCGTGATGAACGCTTGCAGTGCTTACAAGATCGACGCTTCTACTCCATAGCTGGAGCGCAGTGGGAAGGCCCACTAGGTGACCAATACGAAAACAAACCACGCTTTGAGGTGAACAAGATTCACCTTAGCGTCATTCGTATCATCAACGAATATCGCAACAACCGCATCGCTGTAGACTTTGTTAGCAAAGATGGCGAAGCAAACGACAAGCTAACCGAAACGTGCAATGGTCTCTATCGTGCAGACGAACGGGACAGCGGCGCAGAAGAAGCATACGACAACGCTTTTGAGGAAGCTGTAGGCGGTGGCTATGGCGCTTGGCGTTTACGCACTGCGTATGAAGATGAAGAAAACGACGAGGACGAACGCCAGCGCATCCGCATAGAACCAATCTATGACGCTGATAGCTCTGTGTTCTTTGACCTTGATGCAAAGCGCCAGGACAAGGCAGACGCTAAGTATTGCTTCGTGCTGTATTCAATGACCTATGAGGCTTACAAGGCTGAATGGAATGATGACCCAGCAACATGGCCCAAGGTAATCCATCAGTACGAGTTTGATTGGGATACGCCTGACGTTGTGTTTGTCGCTGAGTATTATCGCGTTGAAGAAGTGCGTGAGACAGTCCGCATCTTCCTGACGATCCAAGGCGAAGAAGAACGCTACATGCAAGCGGACTTCGACGCTGACGAAACGCTAGAGGAAACACTAGCTGCTGTTGGCACTGTAGAAGTACGCCAGAAGCGTACTAAGCGTAAGCGCGTCCGCAAGTATATCATGAGCGGTGGCGGCATCCTTGACGATATGGGTTACATCGCTGGCAAGAACATTCCTATTGTTCCTGTCTATGGCAAGCGTTGGTTCGTTGATAACGTAGAGCGTTGCATGGGCCATGTTCGTTTAGCCAAAGACCCACAGCGACTGAAGAATATGCAGCTATCTAAGCTGGGTGAGATCAGTGCGCTTTCGTCGATTGAAAAGCCCATCTTGATGCCAGAGCAAGTCTCAGGCCATCAGGTAATGTGGGCAGAGGATAACCTACGCAATTATCCTTATCTGTTAATCAATCCAATTACAGGGCCAAACGGCGAGACTACTGCTGCTGGCCCAGTTGCTTACACTAAGTCCGCACAGATTCCGCCAGCAATGGCAGCATTACTTGCTCTGACTGAGCAGGACATGGCTGAGATACTGGGAAGCACCCAGCAAGCCGACAAGATGGTCAGCGGTATCAGTGGTAAGGCTGTGGAGCTAATCCAGACCCGCCTAGATATGCAGACGTTCATCTACATGAGCAACATGGCTAAGGCTGTGCGCCGCTGTGGTGAGATATGGCTGTCAATGTCGAAAGACATCTACGTTGAAGAAAAACGCAAGATGAAAACTGTTGGCGCTATGGAAGAAGTTGGTTCGATTGAACTGATGAAGCCACAAATCGACGAAGAAACAGGCGAACTGATTTACGAGAACAACCTGGGCGATGCCTTGTTTGATGTTGCCGTAGACGTTGGCCCATCGTCGAGCAGCCGCCGTGACGCTACAGTCCGTGCGCTTACAGGCATGATGCAAGTTACCACCGATCCAACAACCCAACAGGTTCTGCAAGCTATGGCTATCATGAACATGGAAGGCGAAGGCATTGGAGACATCAAGGAATACTTCCGTAAGCAGCTAGTCCAGATGGGCGTTCTGAAGCCAACGGAAGAAGAACAGCAGCAGATGATGGAAGCACAGGCTAACGTGCAGCAAGACCCACAATCTGCTTACTTGCTGGCCGAAGCCGCTAAGTCACAGGCTCAAGCTATCCAAGCACAAGCTAACACTGAATACACCTTGGCGCGTTCTGAAGAAACGAAGGCTAAGACTATTCAAACATTATCAAGCGTTGATATAGACGAACGAAAGTCCGCTATTGAGACTGCTGAAAAGATTGGGGCCGCAATTAGGCCGCAAACGAATGTGGTTCCACCCTCCACTATATTAGGGTGAGTTAATGGGGTTAAAACATGAAAACGGCAGAACTGGATAACGACAACATCGACACAATAGACATCGACACAGACATCAATGACCAAGCGGAAGATGAGACCAATTCCATCGACCAGGCTGATGATGACGAAGAAGATGACGAAGATGAAGTCGTAATATCTATCGGAGAGGAATCGCCACCTCAAGATGAAGAAGTTCGTGCGCCAGCTTGGGTGCGTGAATTGCGTAAATCGAATCGGGAAAAAGAGCGGAAGATACGCGAACTTGAAGCAAAGCTTAATACGGCAGCAACTGAGACCAAACCAGTTGCATTAGTATCTAAGCCAACGCTTGAAAGTTGCGACTATGACTCCGACGAGTATGAACAAAAGCTTGCTGATTGGTATGAGCATAAACGCGAATACGATTCAGTGGAAGCCAAGGCAGAAGCGCAGCGAGATGCTGAGTCTAAAGCATGGCAGGACAAGCTTGATTCCTATGCGAAGGCAAAATCTTCGTTAAAGGTGCGGGACTATGACGAAGCTGAAGCTACGGCTTTAGATACGTTTAACGTCACGCAGCAAGGAATAGTTCTACAAGGCTCTGACAATCCTGCTTTGCTTATTTACGCAATTGGCAAAAGCACTAAGCGAGCTAAGGAACTTGCAGCAATCACCGACCCCGTGAAGTTTGCCTTTGCGGTAGCAAAACTGGAGACTCAGTTGAAAGTAACTAACCGTAGGGCGACAACCGCGCCAGAACGTACAATCACCTCAAACGGTGGGCGTGTGTCTGGTTCCATTGATTCACAACTTGAACGCTTACGCGCTGAAGCTCTGAAGACCGGAGACTTATCAAAGGTCATGGCTTACAAGCGAAGCAAGAAATAAACCTAATTTAGAAAGAATAGGGAATTAAATATGGCTAACGCTTTTTCGAAAGAAGAAATTGTTGCCTTTGAGAATATCCTCGAAGGCTTCCATGACGCTTTGATCCTTTCAAAGAACGTCAACATCTACAACACCAACGGCGTAACTATGGAACGCGCTCGTGACACCATGTGGCGTCCGCAACCATACATCGCTCAGTCGTTCACTCGTACTGTTGGCACGACGATTGCTTCTAGTGTTCAGACGATGACCCAGCTTTCTGTTCCTTCGACCTTGGGCTTCAGCCCTTGCTCTGCGTGGGAAATGAATGCTTTGGAACTTCGTGATGCACTGCAAGAAAACCGTCTTGGCGATGCTGCAAAGCAGAAGCTTGCTTCGGACATCAACCTTTCCGTTATGGATTTGGCTGCTGCTCAGGGTACGCTTGTTGTTGACGTAGCTACCGCTGCTGGCGATTATGACGATGTTGCACTTTGCGACAGCATCATGAACGAACAGGGTGTTATGGCTGGTGATCGCTACCTTGCTTTGTCGAGCCGCGATTATAACGGCATGGCTGGTAACTTGGCAGTAGCGACTCGCTCGTTCACTGGCACGAAGTCGGCTAACGCATATGAGCGTTCGTTCGTTGGTGAAGTCGCAAGCTTCTCAACCTACAAGCTTGACTATGCTAACCGTTGTGCTGCTAACACTGCAACTGTCACCATCAACACTACTGGCGCTCAAGCTCAGTATGTTCCACAGGCGACAACCAACAGTGTTTCGGGTATCCTGAACGTTGACAACCGCTATCAGACTGTCACTGTCTCCTCGACAACTGGCGTTCTTGCTGGCGATGCGTTCACGATTGATGGCATTGAAGCTGTTCACCACATCACGAAGCGTTCGACTGGCGAACTCAAGACGTTTCGCGTCATTGAAGTTGTCAACGGCACATCGATGGTTATCTCGCCACCGATCATCGCTGCGACTGCTCCAGCAACTGATGCTGAATTGCAGTACAAGAACGTTGAATTGGTTGCAGCCGCATCGTCTGCTCCGCTCAACTTCTTGAACATTGCTGCTTCAAGCATCAACCCGTTCTGGCGCAAGGATTCGATTGAACTCCTCCCAGGCCGCTATGCTGTTCCAGATGGCGCTGGCGTTGACGTTCTTCGTGCATCAACGGATCAGGGTATCGAATTGGTCATGACCAAGCGTTTCGATCCACTGACCTTCCAGACGCTTTACACGCTGGACACACTGTATGGTGTGGTTATGACGAACCCAGAAATGGCAGGTATCCTGCTTTTCAACCAAACTTAATAGGGATGGGGGGAGCTTCGGCTTCCCCCTCTTTCTTCAAGGAGCGAACCAATGCCATTGAAAAAAGGTTTCAGCCGCGCAACCATCGGCAAGAATATCAAGATGGAAGAAAAGTCTGGTCGCCCTAGAAAGCAAGCCATCGCTATTGCGCTCAATGTAGCACGCGATGCAGCAATGAAAGCAGGGAAGCCATCGAAGGCTCCAAAGCGGAAGGCAAAGAAATGAAGATGGGCCTGTACGCAAATATCAATGCGAAGCGTAAGCGCATCAAGGCGCAGAAGGCTGCTGGCAAGACACCAGAGCGTATGAAGAAGCCTGGTAGCAAAGGTGCGCCAACAAAGGCTGACTTCGTTGCATCGGCAAAGACTGCCAAGCCAGTTAAGGGCAAAACCAAGTGACAGACTTCCCAACCATTCTTTATCGCATCCCTGGGCCTCACAAGAAGAAACGTGGGTTGACCTATGGTTACAGAGGCGCTGCAGATCAGGAAGCATTTGACGCATTGATCGCTAAGGGCTGGTCTGCGTCTTATGAAGATGCTGCAAGCAAGCTAGATAAGAAGCCAAAGGCTAAAGCCGTTGAGATTGATGAAGTCTCTGGCCCAAGCCGTGAGGAACTGGAAGTTAAGGCGAAAGAATTAGGGGTATCGTTTAATGCACGAACTTCTGATATAACGCTGTCAGATCGCATAACGTCAGCATTGGAAGTCTGAAATGGGATATACAAAGCGCCAGTTCGTAACGTCAGCCTTTGAAGAAATAGGCTTGGCAGATTACGTCTTTGACCTTCAGCCTGAACAGCTAGAGGCCGCTTTGCGCCGTTTAGATTCCATGATGGCTGAATGGAACGCTGCTGGCATCCGTCTTGGCTACGCAATGCCAAGCAGCCCACAAGATAGCGACCTAGATACAGAAACCAATGTGCCTGACAGCGCATGGGAAGCTATCATCACCAACCTAGCCATTAGGATTGCTCCTGGCTATGGTAAGGCTGTAGCTGCTGACACTAAGGTATCAGCTAAGGGCGCTTACAATGTATTGCTGCAACGCGCTACATTCCCGCTTGAACAACAGCTTCCATCAACAATGCCATTAGGTCAAGGCAACAAGCCTTGGCGGTGGGATAATCCTTATGTGCGGATTCCTTATGATTCTGTAAATGCTGGGCCTGATGGCCCCCTTGATTGGAGTTAAACCATGCCTACCATTAATCAGCTACCAACCGTAACACAGGTCTCTGGCGGAGATCAGTTACCATTATTCGTAACGAACCAAGGTGACGCTCGTCGTTGCTCTGTCACAACCCTTATTGGATACGTTGAGGAAAACTTTGACGCTGTTGTTTGTAATTCGGTTCAGACAACGCCATCGACCTTTGCCCAGCTTATCAACCCTGTCGGTAACACTGGCGCACGAGCGTTCATTACTGACGGTAGCACCACAACATTCGCTGCCACTGTTGCAGGCGGTGGCGCTAACTTCGTTCCTGTCTACAGTGACGGCGTTGTGTGGAAAGTTGGCTAATTAACTGCAATAAAAGGATTGAGATATGATTATTCAACCAGGTCTAACTCAGACCATTACAGATGTAATTGTTCCTGCTGGTCAGTATATCAGCGTTGGGAATGTAGGCAATGATGCCACAACCGTTTCGCTTGAGGCAATCGGCCCAGTAAGCTATGACTCCTACACCCAGATTGCGTCGCTTTCTAACAGCGCAGAGATGTTTGGCCCGTATCCTGTTGATCGCACTGTGCGTATTGTCAGTGGGATTGAGTCAACAGCGCAATATGACGTAGGCGATCAACCAACGCTGCGTGACTTCCCGCCTTTGACAATCGGAAGCCTTGAGCCTGTTAGCCTTGTTGAGCCAGCAGCTGCCTTTGTAACGCTTACCTATGACGATGATGCGGGTGACGTAAAGCTGGTAAGTGCTGGCGTTCATGGCCTTACAAACGCAGTATCGCAAGGCGCTGACCTTTATATCACTTGGACGGGTGGAACGGCATCCACTGGCTTTTATGAAGTGCTGGACGCTGATACAGATACTAAGGAGGTAACCATTGACCTACCTTACATTGATTCGACCGTCACGATTAGCATCGCTGCACCAGGCGTTATAACTTGGGCTGGACATGGCTTATCGGTAAACGACACGATTCGCTTTACCACTACTGGTGCATTGCCGACCGGATTGGCTATCAACACCACATACTATGTGAAGCAAGTGCTTTCAGCTAACACCTTCACCGTGTCCACATCAGCAGGCGGCGCAGCAGTCACCACCAGCGGTACGCAGTCTGGCACACAAACTGCTCTCGTTTGGTACGGCGTTGCCGTAGTTGCTGTAGCTAACACCGAAATTACTTTAGCATCCGTCACAGTCCCTGGCTGGTCGATGGGCGTTGGTGGCGGTATGGAGATTGACGCTCTGTTTACGTTGACCAATAACGCTACAGTTAAAACCTTGGGCATGACATATGGCGGCGGCGTTCTCTTGGCTGCTGCTGCGGCAAACAACGCTAGTGCGTCTGTTCAGAAGCTACTATACAATCGTGGTGGCTCACAAGTTGTCAGCAACTCAACAACTTCTATAGGTCATGGCCTATCGACTGGTGCCAACGTGTTCTTGAGCGTCGATGCTACACAGGATCAGACATTTACAATCACTGCAAAGCCAGCGACTGCGAATAACCTGATGCGCCTTGAAGCGTTTAATCTTTACGTAACTTTCTAATAGGAGAATTGAAATGCCAATGGTCGGTGGAAAAAAGTTCAGCTACGATGCAAAAGGTATGGCGATGGCTAAGAAAGCTGCAGCTAAAGCTGGCAAGTCAATGACTATGACCAAAGCCAAGAAGAAAAAGAAGTAAGAACGCCACGAGGCTCAGATGAAAAAGGATTCGCGCCTTACTCGTGTTGGTGTAGCTGGCTATAACAAGCCCAAGCGCACACCATCGCATCCGAAGAAGTCGCACGTTGTTGTCGCTAAAGAAGGCGATAAGATCAAGACAATCCGCTTCGGACAGCAGGGCGTAATGGGTTCACCCGCCAGCAAAGGCGAAAGCGAATCTAATAAGAAGCGCCGCGCATCGTTTAAGGCTAGGCATTCAAAGAATATAGCTAAGGGTAAAATGAGCGCGGCGTTTTGGGCCGACAAAGTAAAGTGGTAAAGGAATTAAACTATGGATGATATTAGAACATTTGCACCAGCTTACGGACAAGCTATTGCCGTAGCTCCTGGCGTTGCTAGTGCGAACTCCGTTATTGGTAAGAACGTGACATCGATGTGCATCACCAGCCGCAATTCGGTTGAGTGCTTTGTCCGCATCGGCACGGGCGCTGGTCTAGCTGCAACGACTGCTGACTATCTGGTTCCGCCAAACGGTCAGGTAAGCATTAGCAAGTTTCTGGATTATGATCGGATCGCATACATTGCCCCTGCTGGCGGTGGTTCGCTCCACATTATTCCAGGCGAAGGCTTCTAATGTTTCTGCTAACGCGCCTTCGGAATCGCTTGCGTTATTACAACGCAGACGGTGGCCCCGTTCTTGGTGCGCTTCTTTTAGAGAATGGTGACTTCCTAACTCTTGAAGATGGCGGCTTTCTTCTGCTGGAATAAACTATATCCATGACACAGATTCCAATCCTGAGCGGCATATTTACAGACAACGGGCCAGACTTTAGAACGTCTTATCCCGTTAACTTTGTTCCTGTGCCAAAAGCGAATGGAATCAGTAATGGATACTTGCGACCCGCTGAAGGCATTGTCGGCAACGGTACTGGCCCTGGCATTGATCGCGGTGGCATAAACTATAACAACGTATGCTATCGCGTCATGGGTTCTAAGTTCGTATCAGTTGCCAGCAATGGCGCTGTGACGATCTTGGGAGATGTCGGCAATGATGGCGATTACGTTACGCTAGACTATAGCTTTGAATATATTGGCATCGCATCGAACAACAATCTATTCCTATGGGATATAGCAACAGGCGTTCTCGCTCAGAACACCGACCCTGATCTTGGCATAGTTCTTGATACAGTGTGGGTGGATGGCTACTGGATGACCACTGATGGCGAGTTTCTGGTGGTCACTGAACTAAACAATCCGTTCGCAGTGAACCCGTTAAAATATGGTTCGTCAGAAGCTGACCCTGATCCAGTGGTTGCCCTGTTAAAGCTACGCAATGAAGTCTATGCGCTTAACCGTCACACCATCGAAGTGTTTGACAACCGTGGTGGAGAGCTATTCCCGTTCCAACGTATCGAAGGAGCTCAGGTTGAAAAGGGCGTTGTCGGCACACACGCTTGCTGCGTATTCCTTGAGAACATCGCATTCCTTGGTAGTGGCTTCAACGAAGCGCCATCTATTTATCTTGCCGCAAACGCAACCGCAAATAAGGTTAGCACGCAAGAGATTGACGAACTGCTTGCAACATTCACTGAAGCGCAGTTAGCGACTGTAAAGCTAGAGGCAAGGAACGATAGAGCGCACGAGCATCTATATATCCACCTTCCAGATCGCACGATTGTATTTGACGCAGCGGCATCGCAAGAATTGGGCCAGCCTGTTTGGTTCACGTTGACGAGCAGCCTTGTGGACTTCGCTCGCTATCGCGCTCAGAACTTCGTGTGGTGCTATGACAAGTGGTTGCTAGGCGACCCTACCAGCAATGCCATTGGGTATCTGGTAAAGGATATATCGACGCACTGGGGGCAAAAGGTGCGTTGGGAATTTGGCACAACCATTCTATATAACGAAGGTCGCGGCGCGATATTGCAGAACCTTGAACTGGTTTCGCTAACAGGCTCGGTTGCGTTCGGCTTAGACCCAACGATTAACACCAGCTACTCAACTGATGGGCAGAACTGGAGCCAGCAGAAGTTCATCAAGGCTGGTAAGACTGGAGAGCGAGCCAAGAGACTTGTATGGTTCCACCAAGGCTGGATGCGTAACTGGCGCGTTCAACGTTTCCAGGGCACATCAGACGCTCATATGTCTTTTGCTAGGCTAGAGGCGGCAATAGAGCCATTGGCTTACTGATGGCTGTAACTCCAAGAAGATTAAGCCTGACACGGGATCAGTTTGCCTCGTTCCTTCAGGACTTTGAGCAGATTAAACAATTCGAAAATCTATTTGCTACCGTTGATACGATGGCGAACGTTACTGTTGATGATATTAGTATTGCGGCTGGCAATGCCAATGCTGCTGCGAATGAAGCAAATGACAGCATTCAAAGTCTTCTGGATTCTTTAGACAGAGGCCCACCAGCGGCATCTCAGGAGCAGATTGCAGCACTGCAAGAGCAAATAACGACACTTCAACAATTGCCGCCAGCATTGGATGCGCTGGCTGTGCAAGCAATCATTAATGCGTCATCGTCGCCTGTAATTAAAACAGCGGACTTCACGGTAGCATCTGGTGAGCTTTGGATTATTAATGACAAGTCAGGTTCGACTTGCACTGTCACGCTGCCTACCGCTTCGGTATATGCTGGCCGTACTCTTAACTTTCAGAACTACCAAGATCAGTCACTTGTATCTGCGTCAAGCGATGTCATTCCGCAAGGTGGCGGTTCGGCTGGTTCTGCGATTTTGACAAATGTTGCTGGAAATTGGGCAACACTAGTGTCAAACGGCACAAATTGGGTTATAACGCAAGCAGCATCATTTAATTGTTTGTTGTATTAAAGGATTAGACATGGCTGTAAATACCAGAAACATCATTCCAGCAAAGACTGCGGAAAACACACAGACAACGCAATATACCTCTGTGAACGTTACAACGGTCATTGATAAGTTCACAGCAACTAATTACACCGCAACGGCTGCAACGATCAGCGTTAACCTTGTGGCAGTGTCTGGCAGCGCAGGAAATGACAACCTTATCGTCATGACCAAAACGCTTCAGCCATCGGAAACCTACACGTTTCCTGAGCTAGTCGGCCAGGTAATTGCGTCAGGCGGGTTTATTTCAACTATTGCGGGAACAGCCACAGCTATCAACATCCGCGCATCTGGACGGGAAATATCGTAATGAAAAAGCCAATGATGATTATTGAAGGCTTTGCTGGTCTGCGTGAAAGCGAACCATTCATCACCACTGCTGAGAACAAGAAGAACACGAAGATCGTCATTGACGATTGGATGCTTGGCCCTGAAAACCCAAGCAACGAGCGTGGCGCTAATCCTGAATACTGGGTGGCCTTGGGTGTAGCTATGCAAGTGGATGAGACTGAAGCTCGTCGGCGCAGATGTTCTAACTGCGAGTATTTTATTAACTCAACGCTTATGCAATCAAAAATGGATAAAATTCCGTGGAACGCATGGGATGTAGACGCAGGTTATCGTGGATATTGTGAAAAATTTGAATTTATTTGTCACGACATGAGAGCGTGTCAGGCTTGGGAAGAACGTGAAGATGAGGATTAAATTACACATCCCTCATGTAGTTTACGTTTCGCTGTCAGATAAGCATTGTGGGCATCTAATGAATCGCCAAAAACACCAAGGTAAATGCTTTTGCCATTAACGGAGATTGCGGCAACAAATTTATTAGGCCCATGATAACGAACACCTAGGTATCCAGTTTTGCTTGTTCGCTTTGCCCTATTTTGATTTTGAGCGTTTACACTGCGAGAAACGTCACGAAGATTATTAAATGAGTTGTTAGATTTATTACCGTCTACATGGTCAATATCAGCAATAGGCCATTTACCAGTTATATACATCCATGCAAATCTATGAGCCATAGTTCTATGCCCATCAATCATAATGTAAACATAGCCATCTTTTCGCAACGATCCAGCTTGCATTCCAGCTTTCTTGCGACGATTGCTTTCGAGGTGGGTAAATATGCCAGTCTCAGGGCAATAGCGGACAAGCTCACGCAAACGTTCTTGAGTAATCATAAAACACCTCATCAAAGTGCTGCATCAGGAAAATTACAGCAAGCGATGATGAGTCGCCTGTCCCCCGTCAGGTAAGCTGCGTGATGATAATTAAGATACTTTATTGCCAAAGGCAAACAAATTGTGATATGGTTTTGCCACAGAGCCTTAAAGAGCAGCCTGTGGCTCATTTCGTAAAGGTGATGCTGTGACTGCAATATGCCGCACAAAAGACATTGATACAGTTGAAAGCGTTCTTATTGAGCCTTTCACAAAGGCTTTCAATGAAGCTGATGTTCAGCGTCTAGAGTCGGCACTTCTTGACCTACCACAAGCTGACTGCCCTATTACACATCGCTTTGCTCCAGGCATTTACATTCGTGAAGTTCGTATGCCAGCGGATTCATATATAGTAGGCCATCATCACAAGACTGCCCATTTCAACAATATGCTATCTGGTCGCCTGACTATCTTAAATGACGATGGCACAAAGACAGAGCTAGTGGCCCCACAGTCGTTCATCGCACCTCCTGGCCGCAAGATAGCCTATATCCATGAAGATGTGATTTGGCAGAACATCTTTTCAACCGACGAGCGTGACGTTGATACGCTTGATGAAATGTTCTTAGACAAAAGCGAGTCATGGCAGGAATCAAAGAAGTTTAACCAAATGCTGTTAAGCTTTGATCACTCTGAAGACATTGCTGACTTTTACGCAGCGATTGAGGAGTTTGGCTTTGACGCTGAAACAGTGCGGGAAATATCTGAATTACAATATGACCAGATTCCGTTTCCGCATGGCGAGTATAAAGTTGCGCTGGGTGATAGCCAGATCGAAGGCAAAGGATTGTTTGCATCTGGTAACATTCCACAGTTTGAGGTAATTGCGCCAGCATTGATGGGCGGACTACGCACACCAGCAGGGCGCTACACCAACCATTCTAAGAATCCGAATGCAATGATGTTCCGTATGGAAAATGGTGATATATATGTTGTTGCAATGCGCGACATCTCAGGATGCAAGGGCGGCAGCAACGGCGAAGAAATTACAGTAGATTATCGTCAGGCTTTGATAGTGACGATAGGGGGATATTGATATGAGTGCGGTAGCAGCGGCAACAATCGGTAGCGCCATCATCGGCGCAGGGGTGTCAATTAGTGCCTCTAAAAGAGCGAGTAAAACACAACTTGCGGCGGCTGACAGAACAGCAGACGAACAGCGTGCGGCTCGTGAGGAAATGCGGACGCTGCTTAACCCGTATGTGTCCGCTGGCACACCAGCCTTGCAAGCTCAGATGGCGTCATTGGGTCTGTCAGGCCCAGAAGCACAGCAAGCCTATATATCGCAGCAAGAGCAAAGCCCATTCTTTCAGGCATTGGCTGCACAAGGAGAGGATGCCATTCGGCAAAACGCATCAGCAACTGGTGGACTTCGCGGCGGCAACATTCAGGGCGCATTAGCTCAGTTTCGCCCCGCATTATTGACTCAGTTTTTAGATCAGCAATATGGACGTTTGGCTGGGCTTTCAACTCTTGGCCAAGCCTCTGCTGCTGGCGTTGCAACCAATACACTTAACTCTGCAACCAATATTGGCAACGCATATACGCAAGCGGGACAAGCACAAGCTGGTGGTATATTAGGACAGGCCAATGCCTTTAATCAGGCAATCGGCACTATAGGTGGACAGCTACCAGGGCTGTTTAAGCCACCCGTGACTCCATCGGGCGTTCCAACGCCTCCAGTGCCACCACAAAGCGGAATGATTGGGCCTAGTGGCTTCACTATGTCTAATATAAACCAGAGAACATTCTAATGCCTGATCCATTTAACTATAACATTGCAAGCCCTATGGCAGCTTTCGAAGGCTCGCTTAACTTTGCTCAAGCTCAAGAGCAAAGGCAACGTGCTGAACAGGCTGCTGTCTTAAAGCAGCAACGCGCTGCGGAGATAAAGCAAGCGATGGCATCGTATCAACAAGATAGATCGGCTCCTAACTTAGCACGACTAGCGATGGCGTTCCCTGAACTTAATGACCAGATCAAGGCGTCAGAATCTATTTTGAATGAAGATGAAAAAAAGAACGCAAATTTGCTTCGCTCAGAAGTCATTACTTTAGTAAAGAACGGCAAGCGTGAGTTAGCTCGCGCTCGTTTAAAAAAGCAATTGGAAGGTTATCAAGGAACAGTAGGGCAGGAAAAACAAGCAAAAGCAGCCCAAGATATGATAACAGCCTTTGATACAGACCCTGACCTTGTAGTGCTTCCAATGGAACTAGCTTTAATTCAAAGCGACAAAGATTTATACGAGAAGGTTGTTGGCATAACTCAAAACCTTTCGCCTGTAGGTAAAGAGTATCAGGATCGCGTGCGTATTTTAGGCAAGGCGGCAGCAGATACATGGTTAAAAACTGAGGGTATGAAACTTATTCCCGTTCAGCCTGGTGGTAAAATTGTAAATGCTGAGAGTTTCATAGGTAATGTTACTGGCAATGAAGCCCCTCCTGAGGTTACTTTTACAATTGATGATACAGGAGGTCAGACTAGCACAACGCAGTCTGGTACCTTTTAAGGGTAGTAACATTAACCCAATAAAGGATTTAGGCGCACTTGGCTTTAGTCCAACAAGTGGATTCAGGACGCAAAAGCACCAAGATGCATTAAGGGCGCAGGGTTTGACAACAACAAAGACGGGATCGCACCAAAAAGGTGACGGTCTTGACTTTTTCCCGCCAAAAGGAATGAAGATGTCTGAAGCGATTGCCTTAGTAAAACGAACATATCCAGGCACTCGCGTTGCTGCTAGTAACAAAGGCGCATTACATATAACCTTCCCTGGTTGGGGTAAGGCTCCTGACGTAAGTCGTTCTCGTAAAAGATATGGTGATTGATTATGGCAGTTAAGTACAAAGAAGGTGATCAGCTCACAGGTAGCGATGGCAAAAAATACATTGTTCAGGGTGGCGTGCCTCGTGAAAAGCTTTCGATTCCGAAAATTAATGTCATTGATATTCCAAGGTCGCCTGAGCAGATAGCTGAAGAAAGTCGCAAGGTTTCTGGTGAGACACGCGACGAAGAACGCTTGCGATTAGCTCAGGAAGCAGCTGACCTTGCTAAACGCCAAGAACAGAAGGGTGTTGAAACTGAAGGTCGAACAAAATTTGAATCTCTTTTTTCAAAGTATGGAACTGAGCCTGCTGTAGTTAAATATCAAAAGGTTTTGCCTATATTTGATACTATGGTGACGATTGCCAGCCGCACTAATCCAAGCAAAGCTGATGACAATTTTTTAATTACATTAGGTAGCAAAATCAAAGACCCCAGCACTGGCGTGTTGGGCGGAGAATTTGAAACAACTAAAGATATTCAAACTTCTATTGATAGAACCATAACTGATTTGAAGGGTCTTTATGACCCAGAATCTGGGTTTGTATCTCCACAAGCTCGCCGCCAGTTTCTTATCGCAACGAGAGATTTGATTGCGTCTGATAGACTTGCATATGACTTTGCGCGTAATCGGTTTAGACAACTTTCTACAGACCCGACTTACAATGTTAATCCAGACGCTGTTATTGGTGAAGATTTTGCTAACGCTTACAAAGACAGAATAAAAGAAAATTTCTTAAAGGTCATGGGCGGTGCGGAAGCTGAAACCGCTGGTGGCGTCCCTGTGCTTAAAGTTGCTGAAGGCGATAAGTTCTCAACTGATAAAGATATTTCCATAGCAAGCGAGCTTCAGGGGATGTGGGCTGCTGGCAGAACACTTGATGAAGTTAATGCCAAGGCTATAGAGTTGACTGGTGGAAATCCCCTCAGCGCAGAAACGGTTAAGGCTCTAAGCGAAGATCCACAGCGCACAATTAGATTCACTCCTAATCGTTCAGGCATACGTGAACCATCTGCTCCAGGAATGGAAACCGCTATTGGTACAGCTGCTGTTCGTGGATTCACAAGTAATCTTGGGGAAGAAATTCTTTCTACAGTATTTAAGTCCCCAGAAGCTGCTGCAAAGCTCCAGGCTGCTGGTGAGTATAGCATGGAGAATTATCCAATAACATCTATGCTTGCTGAAATACCAAGCAGCATTGTGTCTCCCGTTAACAAGCTTACAAAGTTTATTCCTGGAGGCCCAGTAGTACGAGACATCGTTGAGGGTGGCATTTATGGCGGCGGCGAAGGACGGCCTGACGCTAGTGCTTTAGAGCGTGCAAAAACCGCTGCTGCTGGAGGCATATTGCAATCAGGATTTGGTGCTGCTGCTCGACGCTTTATGCCAGGTGGCGCTGCTCCAGATGGGATGGCTCCAGATGGGACTGGTATACCTGAAGGTGAATTTGTTAATGTAACGGGGGAAGTGCCTACAGGCATGGTTCCTGATATTGGTATGGGCGGACAAGCGGCTCCGTCACCAACTGGATTCGATATCCCAACTGGTGCGCCTACTGGCATGGCTCCGCCTACTGCTGGTATGGCCGCGCCCATCGCTGGTGAAGCGGTAGAAGACGTAGCTGCTCAGATTAGCACTGAAGGAATGATCGACTTAGCTCAGAAAGCTGTTAGTCGTGGGCCTGGTGCTTCAAAGGCACGAGCTCAATTGGCTGAGATGGCAAAGACTAATCCAGAGGCAAAGGCTGCTGCTGATCGTCTTGGCCTTGAACTTCCAGTCGATGTTCTTAGTGATAATTCTCAATTGAAAGAAGTCGTTGGCTTAACACGCGCACAAATCGCTTCTCAGGCAAAGGAAGTTTGGAACGAAACTGTTCAGGCTGCATCGGAACGCGCTCATAAGGCAATGGATGAACTAGATGCTGTCACTGACATTTCGCAAGTGTCGGCTGACGTATTCGACCAACTGGATAATGCTCAAAAGGGCCTCGGTAAGAAGGCTGGTGTATTACGTGATGAAGTTACTGATTCAATTGATGCTGCTGGCACAGTAAGCAGTGATAAAATTAAATCTTATCTGCAAGAACGCATTCGTCTTTTAGGTGGCGGCAAGAAAGGAATTATGAACCTTTCTGGAGAAGAAAAGAAACTATGGTCTTCTATCTCTAAGGATAATCCAACATATACTGCCCTAAATGAATATCGAGACATGATTGGTCAGGCGCTTGAGAATGGTACTGGCCCTTGGTCGGATACCAACATAAAGCGTTTAAAAGACATTTACGGAGCTTTGGCTGACGATCAAATTAATTTCATTGAGGCAAGCGCGGGTAAGGAAATTGCTGACAAGCAGCGTGCAGCAAATACTCTGTTCAAGCAGATGTATGAAGGCCGCGAACAGATGGAGCGGATCTTCACCAAGAACCTATCTGGAAGCCTTGCACCGCTAATGCAGCGTGCAATTACACAAGGAACAAAGGGTAACGTTCAAACGCTAAATACTCTTGTTAAGATCATCCCAGAAAATATGCGCGGTAGGGTGCTTACCTCAGCACTGTTCAAGGCAGCAAAAGCAACTGACGAGACATTTAGTTTTACAAACTTCGCAAACATCTATCGTGACCTACGAGCTAATAGCGCAGTTTATAAGCAAGTAGCGGAGGCAGTTGGCCCAGAAGGTGATAAGCTTTTGACTGATCTATATGCTGTGTCTCGACGTCTGAGCGATGCTGACAAAGCTATTACGCGCACTGGTGCTTCAAATCAGCTACAACTGCTAAATTCAGAAAGGCTTCTAAGCAGAATCCTTATGGCATCTGGTGGCGCTGCTGGCGCTGCTATGATCGGCAACGTGCTTGGTGGCCCTCTCATGGCTGTGGCAGGCGCTGGCTTGGCTGCTGCTGCCCCTGAGATTGCACAACGGCTTGGCAAGACGAATGCTCAGAAGTTACATAACCTGATAAGTAGCGAACCATTCCGCGATTTAACAGTAAGCGCAGCAACTGGCGATGCGCTTGAGCGCAACATCAATCGTGTTGCTGGCAGTAAGCAGTTCAGCGACTACGCTAAGTTAGTTGGCATCGACATGAAGGACGCTCGCAATTGGTTGAACTCTGCAATAGCAAAGGGTGCGACGATTGGTGGCACAGAAGCTGTAGGTTCTAAACCAGACGAAGCACCAACAGTAGAAATGCCACAATGACCTTTCGCTGCAACATAATTTCGGCTATAAGCTCAAAGACGCAAGGGATTAAGTTCTAATGGCACTTACTCAAGTTACTGGCCCTTACCCAATATTCACTGATCTAGACGGTACGCCTCTGGATGACGGATACCTGTATATCGGTGCAATCAACGATGACCCTGAGACAAATCCGATTCAGGTGTTCTTTGACGCAAACCTAACCATTCCAGCTACTCAGCCAATCCGCACAAGCAACGGCTACGCTTATCGTAACGGCACACCAGCACTGCTTTACACTGGTGGCGAGTTCTCCATTACAATCCGCAACAAGCGTAACGAGTTCGTTCTCTACAGTCCTGTAGGATATGGCTTCGATCCCGCTGCTGTATCTGCGTCTGTTGTCAAGAACGACTTTGTTGGTGATGGCGTTGAGGTTGACTTCACGCTTTCGGCTGCGCCATCTACCATTCTGGCAACCAACGTTTTCATCAACGGCGTTTATCAGGAAAAGGATAGCTATAACCTTTTAGGCAATGTCATTACGTTCTCGATTGCTCCACCGCTAAATTCCAGCATTGAAGTGATGACGAACGAAACTGGCGTTATTAACTCTGGCAACGCAACGGCTATCTCATACACCGCAACCTTTGCTGGAGCCACCGCACAGACCGTTCAGACAAAGCTGGAGCAATATGTTTCGGTAAAGGACTTTGGCGCTGTTGGCGATGGCGTGGCTGATGACACGGTTGCTATTCAGGACGCATTAGATACAGGACACGATGTTTTTGTGCCGTTGGGTGATTACATTATCACCAGCACTTTGCGGTACAGCGCATCGGGGCAAACGATGTATGGCGAAAACGCCAGCACTTTTACAGATTTGCCACAATGCAATTTGATTTGGGACACTAACGGCGGGACAATGCTGTCGTTTGCGGGCGTTTCTGAAGGGCACAGTAACTGCAAACTAAGCAACATTCGATTAAATGGCAACAACAAAGCTGATGTCGGTGTAGATGTCCCAGGAAGTTATGCTGCGTATCGTTGCAGTTTTGAGCGCGTGTTTTTTGAGTTTATCAATTACACGGCAAACGCAA